GAAAAAATTCAAACCGGCATTGAGACAAAATGGAATGACGGAAATTTACGCGGCGGGCAGTGGGCCGCGTTTTACGCATTTCAGGACTCTCAGATGGAATATCTAAGACGGTCTTTAGGACGGTTCAGCCGGGAGATCCGGCAGGATATTATACTCTGCTTGAGCAACGGTTTAATCCCGTTGAATTTTTCTCTCGCACAAGCGACGATAAATAAAAGACTTGCGCTCGGGTTGAAAGGTGACTCGGCTTTCTTTGCTACTTCATGGCTCATTCATCAACTTGAGATACATGTGATTATGGGAGCTGCAGCTTCAGGTACTTTATTTTTTTCTGATTCTTATGGAGGTAAAATCTGATGGCCGGTTTGGACATGAGAATATACGGCGTAAATTTTGCCAGTGTGCAGGAAGCACTTGTTTCATTATTTTTTAAGTACGAAGGGATAACTGCTGCTGAATTAAACGCTTGCCGCAAGTATGTAGTTCCGATGCAGAATAACTTCGAGCAGCCAATAAAACCCGGCGGTCAGGACACTTGGATACAATTTTGGATTGACAACGATGATAGGTTGTCACAAGATGAAAATAAAGACGGGATTAACTGGACAACGAAGGTTAGTCACATTACTGTAAGGTTTCTTGGGACAAGAGCCGAGGCATGGGCGAAAGCATTTCACCACATGTCAGGTAGAACAACACCAACGATGATCTGGTGGTATTATTGTCTGGCTGAGACACTTGAATATGTCAGTCCGATAATACCAATCAATGTAAATTATTTTGGTGTCGGAAATACCAGTGTTGCGTTTTCTGTAAGCTTCAATTTGAAGTACGCAGAAGGACTTGATTTCAGACCTGTCAAAGGAGAGGACACAACACCAAAACTAATGTATATTTCACTCGCAGCAGGAAATATAGCAACAATGCTTCAAGAGGCTGACGGCGAGGCCGAATAGCCAGAATAATAAGGAGGTCCAAAGATGAATGTGAATTACATAGGTAGCTTCGCAGAGCAGAACATGATTTTCAGAACTTCTGCCGATGTCGTTGAAACTATCTCTAATGAACCATTTCATTGTCTTTCTGTGTATATTCCATCGAATATCGCACCCGCCGTCATCGAAGGGTATGAAAACGATGCAGTACAGCTCACAACAAAAAAACCATTGGTTTATACTTGTGACGTACAGAATTACGCAGATGTTATGAAAGGAGAGTTGCTTACACAGATGCAACCGATTTTCAGAGATGATACCAACACAGCAGTAATTATTTATCTGATCGTATTTTATTGCGATGGAACACAGACAGGATGGGAAGTTTCCTCGACGGCAATAGAATACGGTCCTCTCACTGCTGCATTTGAGAAGTTGTATTTTATCAGCTTCATCAAAATGCTTTACGACCCGAACATGAATGGGACAAACGCAGAAGTTCCACGTCTGGGAACAAAAGCGTTCTTCGACTTTACTGTCGAAAACAATTCAGTCACCACAAGGGTTGAGGGAACCGTTGCGGGTTCTATTGTGAATGACACGTTATCGGAGGTTACTCTTCCGGCAGGCACAGTCGTTTCTGACAATGAGTATTCAATAGTT